AATTTGGTAGAGATGATGATTTTTTATTAATACAATTTATGATTCAAAATTTAACCGCTTTCTATTGAAAAAAAAGATAAAAAGTGTTATTATATAATCATAGAAAAAGCACTGGAATGTGCGAGCTCTTTCATTTTTTTGACCGACTATATTTGTATTGCATAGGGGTTCATGAGACATTCGGTAGCGTAATACCTCGAACGAAAGTAGGGGAAGCTGATGCGAAGCGAGAACACCCACCTGGCGTTTTAGCGGGTTCAATACACGGAAGAGCATACGGCATTCAATCAGTGTTTTTTTGCTATCCAGCAGACCTTAATAAAGGGTAAGAAGTGCGGTTTTAAGCGATTCTTTAAAAATTGATACCCACCAGAACCCATTAGAACCAAACGAACTCGTAATAAATCTCGTAATAAAAAAATAGTAAATTTTTGTCAGGCAAGGGGCTGTATATCTCGGATATACGGCTTTTTTATTTTGTCTCTTTTTTAGGAACTCGTAATAAAATGATTTTTCTATTCCCACGGTTGAGCGATTCATATTTTTGGAAATATGTCTAATATATTTTTTTATATATATCAGTCTAAAAAAAGGCAAGAAAGGGAAGCAATTCCCCCCTTTTTTTGCCTATAAACTTGATTATATCAATGTTTTAGATTTTTGACCCCCCTATATAAAAATTTTCAAAAATGGACTTTCACGCAAGATGATACCTATGTGTGTGGTTTCCCTGTGAAAAGATACGGGCGGGGGTGTTTAAAAAATAATCTAATCATTCGAGCTTATCGCAAAAATATTATAGATTAATAATGTAAATCAATCACAGAAGCTCACGGTTTAATCGCTGTGAGTTTTTTTATTGTCTAATAATAATTTTTATATTCAATCAACCTCACGCGCGTGCTGTGCTTGTTCTGTGGCTTTCTTTATAATCTCTTTCACTTGTTTAATAGCTGGGTTCGTGTGGTTTCTAACAGTACGTTCGTTTAACAGATAACGACTTGCAACTTCTGAGAGTGTTAAGCGTTCCGTGTATCGCAAACGTATCAACTCTATGTCATCATCACTCAATGATTCAAACAGCTCTGTCATTGCGTTTAGTATAAAGCGTTGTGGCGTTTCTTCCCCTGTGCTGTCTATCCTGTCAGTCCATGACTCCATAACTCCCGAAAGATATAACCTGATATTAAACTCTGTTTTATTCATAGTATCACCCTCCAAACAAAAACACTACAAAACACGCGATACATCTTCTTTGAAAGCAAAGTATATTTTTTTCGCTCTCTTGATAGGTATGTCTATGCCTGCGCTCTCTAACTCCATAGCGACACGATACCACGTATAACCGTTATACCCTTTATACCTTAACTCTATGATTCTTTTTTCTGATACTGTTAAAGTATTGTATAAAGCTCCTAAAAGTTCAAGTGTTCGCCTTAATCCTATCAGCTCTTTATCCTCTTCCATGCGTTCCTTGTCTAATGTGTTCCCCTCTGGCTCCGCTGTGCCTTTGTAAGCTGTTCTAATCCCTAGGTTGTCCTGTTTTACCCTGTATATATAACGGCTCTCAATTGCTTTTATTTTGGCTTGTGTGCGTCCGTTAATATAATCGCTTATGATTCTATCTGTTTTATCTTTCACGCTTCCCCCTCTCTGCTTGCTAAGGTTCTAAGTTCTTCCTCTGTTAGATTCTCAAAAGGGTTACTAACTTTTAAATTCCCTTTGATATTAATGTCTTGGGTAAGCGGGTAACGTTTTAAGATTTCAGCACTCGCCCTAATGACTTGATTAGTGTCAGGGTGTTTGTCTATGACATCACCCTCTGCTGTTATCACTTGCTCTGTATGCTCTCCGCGTACTATCTGTGTTAATATGGTTAAAGTCTCCTCTGCGGTTGCTATGGCATTGTTTGAAATGTCTTTTAACTTGCTATCAATGTATTTTTTTAAGTCAGGTTTAGTCAGGTTTTCGGCTCCTATCGACTTCGCTGTTTTTTGGCTATACCCTGCATTAATAGCCGACTGCGTGGCGTTTCCTGTTTTTATATATTCGTCGCAAAATTTACGCTGTTTAGGTGTCATTGTTTCCCCTCGTTTCTGTTTATATGTCCTTTTGATTATAACAAAGTAAAAAGACAAGTTTTATAAGTTTTATAAGTTTTTTATTTCCACATAACGTTAAAAAAGCCCAGTCATTGACTAGGCTCTTTTTGTTTATTCTTCTAACTCAAAGCCGATTAATTCAGCGATATTATCCAGCGCGTTGATATTCATATCTGCTAAATCTTTCGCTGTGATGATTGTACCGTCTGTGAACCGTGGCACTTCGTGGATATCTTCTTTAAACATGGAATGATTGAGCGCGTGCAAGTCTTGTAACTGTGTTTTGAGTGCCAATTCATGCGGTTTGTTTTTACTCTCTGCTGAAAGGCTCATTTCATTCAATCCTAACGCCTTAATCAAACGCTCAATACTATCCGTCAGTAAGTCCGCAAAGACTTGCGTGTCATTGCCTGATATTTCATGAGGCGCAAAGGTCAGCTCTTGCATTTCCTTAATGATTGATTTTACTGTTTCTTGTGGCTCGTCTTCCTGTGTTTCTGTCAGTTCGTCCACAGATAAGCCCAAAACTTCTGTAAGGTTGACTAGGTTCTCGCGCAATCCTTCCAATAAGTCTTTTTGAGTCGCTGGCGTTTCGTTTGCTCCCTCAATATTAATCAATTTTGAAGTGGGTTCTGAAAGTTCACTTGTAAGTGTAAAAAGGTTAGATAAGATTGTTTTTGTATTTTGGCTCATTTTATTTTCTCCGATTTTTCTATGTAGTAATTTGTAGTATTTTTTATGACAACATTTGTCAACACTTCAATTTGTCGGACAGCGTGCTTTTTTCATGTTTTTATTTCCTCTGATAAATTCCTAGCGAGTAGGTGTTTTTGCGGTAACATAGTAACAAAGTGCTACAAACGGCTTAACCATAGGGTTGAAGCTGTAACTTCTAACAGTAACGCGTTACCGATTTTCAGTAACGTTTTTTATTTTTTCTTGCGCAAATAGCCTTTAGCAACCTTTTTTTGTTTGTCGTCATCCCAATGAAAGAGCCGTCTAAAAAGCTCATATTCCTCCGCTCGGTGTAAATCAATGGATCTATTAAAACCTGCGCTATTCGGTCTTTGCGTTGTTTTTATCCATTTTTCTTTAATGTGGTCAGGTAGTTTATTTTCAAACTCTCGCTTAGTAAATGGCTTAATACCCTCATCTTCACACCATGCTCGATATAAGGCACTTAGAAAAGTAGTCGGTAGAAAATCACTTACAAATTCCTCAAACATATCATTAACAAACGCCAGTACATTGTCATTGCTGATTTTAAAGTCATCTAATAGCCCTTGTGTGGCTTTCGGTTCGTCAAACTTATCAAAGTTGAGTGATAAAGCAATTTTAAGGACATATTCTAAAACGTCAGTCCGTTTAATATAATCATCTTTGATTTTCCAGTCATCATTATCTGCGGTAAAAGACTTTTCAAAAGGCACGATAAGCAAACGTCTGTATGTTCCATTTGACTTGTTTCTAAACTTCGGTAAAAAGTTAGTGGACTGAATGACTAATTTATTAAATACTGCTAGTGTCGGTTGCTTTCCTTTCGCTTCAATCGGTACCGGGTCGCCAGTAACTATGCTGAAATAGTTCCCCGCGTTGTCTAAGTAACTGACTTGGCTGTCATCTCCAATAATACAAGTTTTGCCAACGACTTGGGAAAGGGCGAACCGTTCCGCAAATTGTTCAGCTTTGACACTTGCCACGTTCTCACGTCCGATTAAGTTCATGATGAGGCTCTGAAATGTACCTTTGCCGTCATTTCCTTTACCGACGAGCCAAACGCCTTTACGATAGGAGTAATTGCCGTTGGTACTTGCGGAAATAATCTGCCATAAAAGGCTAACAAGCTCCTTATCTCCACTCATGAGGTCTAACAGCCAGCCGTCTACGTTCCAACCGTTGATATTGGGTACTTTGCTTTGTCGTTGTACTTGGTCGCAATGGTTGAGGTAAAGACATACTTGGGACTAAACGGCTCTAATTGCTGGGTTTTCTTATTGAAAATACCGTTTGCAACTGGGATAAGATGAGCTTCTGTGGTTTGTTGATTAACCTCCGCTAAGGTTTCAAGTTTAAAGAGAACCTCTTTAGACCGTGCCTGACTGTATGACGGTTCTAGCCAATAAATGAGCCGATGAAAGAAGTTTTCGTTTGTTTCATATATGCCTAGTTCAGGGTTGTAAACGCCTAACAGTCCGCTTTGGTGGTCTAATTTGATGACTTTTAGCGTTTTATAGATGATTCTAGCCGTATCTAAGGGACTTAGTGACTTGGGTGCGTTGCCGTCTTCCTTAGGTGTGCTTAAAAATAAGTTACGGTGTTCAAAGAATAGTTTTTTAACCGCTCTAAGCGTTTGAGTATGTGCTTTGACATAGTCAGGGCTATTGATGATTTCTTTTTCTTGTTCCAGCCAGTCTTTTAAGCATTCCTGATAACCTGCGACATTAACGACTTTTTTGCCGTCTTCGCCATAATCTGTGAAGTCCTCTATTTTAGGTTTTGGACTTCTTACGTTTTCCTGTGGTGTTTCTGCCACAAGTTTTTCTAATTGGTCTGTCATGACTTCCTTTCTATTTCATCTTGAATACACTTTTCCAAATAGTTGCCAGCTCGTCATCAGGTAAGGGCGGACTGGTTCGATTGTTAAAGGTTCGCAATAAGTCCATACAGCTATTATTATCAATACCAATCTTTCTCCAATAGTGGAGAATACGATTTGTATCGTTGTTTCGGTTGCCTTTTCTTGCGCCTTGGTTGAATAGCTCCCACATTTCAGCGCCATAAGTCCGACTACTTGTGCCAGTTGTTGCGCGTGCCTGCGGTCGTTGTATCATTTCCAGTAACCAGTCAGGGCAATCGCAAAGACTATCGAAAGTCAAAGGCTCGTTAGTTTCTGTATCATTCAAAGGGATATAATCGCCGTCTGTGCGTTTGCTTGGGTAGATTGGTGTGAAGTGTGTTTTTATCTCCACGCCGTCCGCTAGTTCATTGACAATCGGCTGACTGAATAGCTCTTTGGGAACTTTAAAGAAAACGTGTAAGCCGTTGCCTGTGGGTGTCTTTTCAACATAGGTACTTAATATTTCCCCCTCGCTGTGTTCATTCCATAAGCGACTGAATACAGCTCTGCCATTCTGTCCGTTTTCGTGTTGGTCTAAGTCAATACAAATCAAACCGCTATTTCTAAGATTAATCATAATGTTACGGTTCGGTATTTCATCAAACCACGCGCTCGCTGTGATTTCGTCAAGTGTTCCGCTTGAAGTTCCTTTTATAACAGCTCGCTCACTTTTTCCAGCGGGATAACCAGCGATAACAGAAAAACCGCGATTAATACAGTTTAGGGCTTGTTCTTTTGGTGTCAATGGTCAGTCCTCCAGTCTATACTCACATTCATCGCAAATTTGTCGCTCTTGATAGGGAATGACTTCATTTTCTTTTAGAGGTTTACCACATAAATAACAATTCACTTTGTTAGTCCTCCTTAAAAAGTTGGTCAATCCAATCAAGTTCTGCAAGGGTATATCCATTGACTGCGTTATTAATCGCAATGCCTGTCCGTTGTTTCTTGATAATTCCAGCTCTGCGCTCGTCTTCATTAGTTGGGATAAAATAGCCGTTATCAATCGAACCAATGGCGCAACCTTGCTTGTGGAGGTACTCAATTCTGCTTTGAAGCGTTCTAAAATCAATATCAAGGGCTTGTGCTAAAATCTTGCCTTTGACAGCTCGGTCAATTCCTCGATGTTCAGCAAGAAATTTAATAATATTTTGGTCAATTGTTTGTAATTCTTTTAGTTTCATTTTTTAGTTTCCTTTATTTGTACTTTCATGCCAGCCAGTTGCTTACCTAAAATCGGCACTGGTTGCGTGCATAAGTTGCTTTTTACTCCGCTGGGTAAGATTATGCCTGTACTCTCCTCAAACTGCTGTATGAGGTCGTATTTGACCGCTCGTGCATTGTGAATCATCTTAAACGGGTGTTTGCCTGCTGGTCTAAAACTATTCCGTCCGTACCGTTTCCTTGCCGTGTAGCCTTGGTGGTGTTCTATCATTTCGCTACCTCATCAAATAAGCTGATTTCTCCGCCCTCTTTCTCGCCCTCAAATCGGATACCGTGCTTATATTTACGAACTTTAAAAGAATAATCAACGGTGCCTGTATTGGCGTTTAACGGGTCTAATTTCTCAATCTGCTTATCTGTCAGCTCCGTGTGATAGGCTTTTAAACTTCGCAACCCTACGCTATCAATACCAGCCACATAAGAACAAGCTCTAATAATATTTTGCATTTTCTCAATCCTCTAATAAAATTTGCCTTGCCTGACAAGTTGCTAAGTATCTATGATGATGAATTTGCATATATCATCAATCAAATAGTAAATAAGTGTGGTTTTGTATCGTGGTTTATAGCGATTCAATCCGTGCTTTTCCCAATTATCAAGTGTGCCGTCTGATATATCCATTTCTTTCATGACATCTTGCCTAGAAATATAAGGTAACTTGCGGTCTTTTTTTAGTTCTAATAATTTATTTGCATACTGATTAAAGTCTGTAATAACAGAATCAACTAAGCCACGCGCCACAAGGTTCGTTAAGGTGTCGTCATTCACGGAGTACCTCCGTTCTCTGAAAACAACCCTTTTCTAAAAATCTGTAAACTTACTAAATCAGGTTGTTTCTGTCCGAAAGTTTTAGAAAAAGGCAGCGGAACGACTGCGAACTTTTCAGCTTGTCCAGTGATACTAATTGCCAACGGTGTATTATCGTCATAACGTTCAAGAGAAGTTACAAGCGCTTTTAAATCTGAAATAGTGTTAATTTTCATGCCTTGCCTCCATTCTTACGTTTAGCGATAACTTCCAGTACTGCGTACGTTAGTCTGTCTTCATTTATTCCTAGCTCGTTAGATAATTCTATGACATCATTAGCGCTTATAACATCGAAAGCCGTCAATGCTTTGCGCTTCGTTTTTCTGCGTTGTCTTTCCTGACGAACACCACGATTAAAAGCTATGTTATACAGACATTCGTAAGCAAAAACGCATTTCCATTCCTCCCAATCGTCCTTATCTTGTTTATTTAACAATTGAGATACATCTTTTTCAATGGCTTCAATTAATGGATACAACCCGTTAGGGCTGTCTGTTTTCTTTCGCGTTTGCTTTATCTCTTGTTTAATACGGTACTTTTCAGCAATTTCGCGCGTGATTTTCATTTTAAAAGGTTTGCTTTTGGGAATATGTAACAACTTACTCAATGGTATCCGTCCGCCTTTGATATCAAACGAAAGTAGTGTTTCATCATTATGACGGTATACTCTTAAATCAAATGTTTTAAATTTCATGCTTTACCCCTTAATCATTTCTACTTGAATGTCATTTTCTAAAGTTGTGAAAGTCACAACTGATTGACCGTCAAATAAGCGGTAAACATACTCATTAAGCTGTATAAAATGTCTTGCTTTAGCTTTTAATAAGTCCATGAGTTCAAAGGCGATTGAATCATCAAGGATATAAGTTTCTTTGTTTGCTGTATTATTCATTTTGTTTTTATTCTCCAATTTGTTATAATTAGAGCAAGAAAAGCCCTGCAAGGCTTGCCTTACTTAATATTTAAGCTGTTTCTGTGGTGGTTTCAGCTTTTTTTGTTGTCATTGTGGATTTGATTGCTGTTTTGATAGGTTCATAATCAGAACCAGCTTCAATCATTGCTATTGCGATACCTTCAAGCATTTTGTAACGTTCCATTTCCTCCGAATTTAAGAGGTCAAGGAGCGTTTTTTCTTTTCGCCAGTCAGTATCTCTAGCTTGTATCTGCTTTTTAGTTAGTCCTGTTACAGTTGTAGCAAGCAAACTTCTAATAATGGTGTGCCATGTATTGCCATGACGTGGATAGTGTACCCATTCTGAAATAGATTGATGAAGAGTAACACCTTTTTGCTTCTCGACTGCTCTTGCAATCTTTCGTGCTTGTAACTCATTTCTCATAGCAACAAATGCAGCAGCTAAATCAAATTTGAATTGCACAACTGCTGGAGTATTTCCTAATAATGGAATAAAGAATAAAGTTTGTTGTTCGTTGAGATGATAAACTTTTCTTGCGTTTCCTCGGTTGTTTACACGGATTTCAAATCCGCGTGAACCTTTCTTCATGGAACTTTCAAAGTGCCATGTCAACGGTGCTATTTCTTCAAGTTTCTTTTTATATTTACGAACCAATCGAGAAACTGAATCATAGATAATACCTGTTTGTTCAGCAATAATTTCGGTAGTAGTGTAAAAATCTTCATTACTTGCTTTAGACAAGTCTAGGCTGTCAAATAATACTAATGGGGTCATTTTTCCCTCGTTTCTACTTCGTTTAAAGACATTGCGGTCATGTTGGGGCAGTAGTTTAGAGTCATGCTTAGGCTGTGAGAATCATCCACCAATACTTGCAACGGCTGGATAGTTGCGTAAGCACATTACGGAAAGCTTTGCAAACCGTTCTGTTTGTTCTTAATAAGATGATTATTTTGAGTTTGGTTCTGGAATATATTCGATAAGTTCGGAAAGCGTACAGTTAAGGTAGTTGCATAGCTTAATGAGAGTTGACAATTTAATATCTTTTTCATTATCTACAATATTTACGAAAGAAGATAGTGTACTTTCTGCAATACCTGTACCTTTTGATACTTGATAAGCTCTCAATCTTCTCTTGACAACCAAAACAGAAAAATTATTTATTAGCATATTTACCTCTATTTTTTATATTTTTATAGCTGAGCGGATTTTTTTATTGCGTTAGCGCTATAACAAATATTAGGATACCTCATTTATTTTAATTTGTCAAGGATAAAAAATATAGTGTTTGTTTACTTTTTTTAGTGCGTGTGCTAAAATATAAAAAAGGAGACATTTTTATGATTATAAATAAACTCAATCTTTTACTTGCTGAAAGATTTATAAAAGCCTCAAAACTTGCTAAAGATACTGGAATAGCCCAATCTACTATTTCCAAAATAGTAAATAATGCAACTTCTCAAATAGACTATTCAACCTTAGATAAAATTTGCTTATATTTAAAAATAACTCCTTCTGATTTTTTTGAATATGCACCTTATCAATTTGTATTTAAAAATTTTCAGAATGACGGATATACAAAAAATAAAGAATCAGCACATTTCAAATTCGATATAGAAATTGTAGGAGAGTTGTTTCCTGTATCATTCACTGGTTACATTTTTGATTTAAATAACCCAGAAGGCGCTTCAGTAAGTGTAAACCCATTAAACGAAAAAAATTTGGAAAATATTTTCTTTGACTTTGACAAACATCTTTCAATATCAATAAAATCTTCTCTTTCTGAAGAAATAACATCTTATATTTCAAAGAACATTTTAGATAGTTTGGGAATTAAAAAGATTAATAAGGTCGATGTTGATTATTTTTATATGCCGTTTTAATTAAATGATACTTCTTAGACTTCTACGGCTATCATCACAACGCTTATGACGAGGCGCGTGCGTTGCTGTATGAGCTGTGCTGGTTTGAGTTGGTGGGTTAAAAAAGGAGGAAACATGAAACTATCGGACTACTTAAAGAGTATTGATAACTTAGATGAAAAAATGCAAAAAGCTGTAATTATAGCTGAGTATGAGAGAATGTTTGGAGAACACTACAGACTACCACAAGAACAGTTTGCTGACCTGATGGAATTACCTTTGCCAAAATTAAGAAGAGTTATTCATGAAATGAAAAAAGCAATAGATTAGAACTTTAATAGTGCTAAAGTCTATATAGCTGTGAACCTTAGCATTTCTTAGCATAGCTCTAAAGGTTCAAAAAATAACCAAGGGGAAACTGCCCACGTTAAAAGCTTTATAGCAACTCGCTATAAGATTAAACCTTTAGTATTATTTAGTACTTGTAACGTCAAAGATGACACTACAAAAGTTATAAAACACGCGAAAGTCAAGGAATATCAATGGTTGACGGATATAATGAAACAGTTGAAAACAACTGTATTTGTTAGTTTTTGTCAAGTAGAAAAGGATATAAAAATGAAAGTAAATAATAACGAACAAAGAGGTATTAATAAAAATGTTATTGCCAAAACTATAATTTTCTTATTTGGTTTATTAATACTTCTAATGATAAGGGGATTTTTAAAAATTAACTTGATGCCGTCAATGTTCATTTCATTGCTTTTTGTAGTAGTAGTATTGAAAAATCCTGAAAATAAATATATGAAAATAGGACGTATAGGTCTCATTGCCGTTTTATCGATACTCTCAATACTTTCTTTAGTGTTGCGATGAACAGTATACTATAGCAAGTCCTAAATTTTAGGAATGCAAAATAAAAAGCGCTTGAGCGCGTTAAATTGTAAATCTATGTGTTTCCAGTCACTAAAAACTGGTAAGGAGTAATTTATGAAAAATAAAAGTAAAAAATGGTGGTTTTGGGTTCTAGCTGTTTTACTGTTCCCTTTCTTATGCCTTTATGGCATTTATCGTTTAGTTATAAATTATAGAACGACAGGTCGAAAAGTTTGGTTAGTCGGAGTTGTCCCACTTGCGTTAGTTTCATTGTTTGGATTTGTAGTTTATGCTGGAGCATTTAGTGGACCGAATTCGGATAATAAAACTGAAACAGCTATATCTAGCTATTCCTCTAGTTCTTCTAGCAGTTCAATATCCACAAGCACTAAGCCTGCGAAATCTGTAAGCAAAAGCAGTAGCACAAGCCCTTCCAATTCTAAAGTAGCTAAAAAAGTAGTTGCTAGTTCCTCAAGCAGTTCGTCTGTAGCTAGTACAACGGATATTTTAAACAAATTAAACGAGTACACTAACGCCAAGTCAGCAGGTCCTACTGGTAATTACTACTGGGAAAATGGTTCAGCAAGACTTTCAGGGTTTGATGCAATAAAAGCAGGAGAATATAACTTTAATGCTGATGATAAAGGGCGTTCGGGAGTAGCACGCGCAGTATTAACATACTCACAATATGAAGATTCAAAAGGTTCGAGACAAGGACAACCATTAGACCCTCCAGCTTGGCCATCAAGCAACCCCAAAATCGCTATTACATTCTCACTGACAGAAAGAACTTACCACGGTTATTTGTATAATAGAAGCCATTCAATCGCTGATAGCTTGCTAGGAGAGGGTTCTTATACATCTAAATATAATTTCACTACTGGTACACGTAGTCAAAACGTTGGAGCAAATCAAAATGGAGGGATGAGGTATGCGGAAGAATTAGCAGAAGATTTTTGGAAGGCTAATCCAAATACAAGTGCAACTATAAATTATCAAACTACCCCTGTCTATAATGCCAATGAAACTATACCTCGTGGCTCAATTGTAGACATCAAGTCTTCAGATAATACTCTAAATACTGAGGTAGTTGTTATTAATAGCGCAGAGGGCTTAGAAATTGACTATGCCTCAGGAACTCCGATCTCTTCAACAACTCAACCAGTACAGTCAGAAGCGCCTAAAGTAAGTTCATCGCAAGCAGTAGAACAAGCCCCAGTAGTTACAGAGCCTTCATCTCAAACAGTAGCTAATGATAACTCCTACACAACTGAGGGCGGGTGGTCTATCGCAGCTCCTGGTATGGTGTTTGTTTCTGAAAGCAACAAGTATTACTCTTCAGTAACTAATCCTAGTAATTACCAATATATGTCACAAGCAGAAGCCTCTAATATCGCGCAACCAGCGCAAAGAGGGAATCAATATGCTAGACCATAGAAAAATAAAAAGCGCGATGTGCGCGTGAATTTGTAAATCTATGTGTTTCCAGTCACTAAAAACTGGTAGGAGATGAGACATGAAGTTTTTATTATTCATTGATAAAATCTATTCAAAAATAGTGACTGCTTACTGCATTTGCACTATACCTTTTCTACTATTATCTCTATATCTTTATAACAAACTACCTGCTTATATCCCTAGTAAAATCGGTATAGGTGGCGTATATAGCTGGTTTAGAAAAGAATTTGTGTTTCTTCTTCCAGTATTATTTTTAATCATTGGAATACTTTTTTCAAAAAAAGGAATAATTAAGCAGTTCTATACTGGAACTCCTGCTATTTTTATAAAGTCTCTCGGGTTAATTGTTCTATTATTGGTACTATTCTCTACCATATATCTTTATTATTCCTACTTTTCAATGATATAAAAACACAAATAACAATAAATATAATGACGTATCAAGTCAATTTCAAGCCAACAATTGCCGACAATTAGCAAGTATTTTTTGTGGTTGTCATTTGGTTGCGGAATGGTTGACGGCTTCCCCATTTATATGGGGAATAACTACATGTAAATTTTGTATGTTGTTCATACCCTACGTGATGTCGGTATAGCTTTCTGCCACAAGTGGCAAAAACGAAAATTTCGTTGTTGTTATTAAGGGGTCGTGATTCGCGACTTGCTAGGTAGGAACGAATCGGTCCCCCCTTTTTTAGGGTCTCCAAAATCTCACTATATTATACAGAAAGAAGTTATATTATTTTATGGAAGTAAAATATAAAAACAAATCAGTCGAAGTATGGGAAATTAGTAAAACAAATGAACAACCTGATTGGGTTAAGCAAGCGTTTAAAGAGAATTATCTTTCTTGGTATGATGATAGATTAAAAATCCTTTTAACTGGTATAAATCCAACAGCTAAAAGAAATATTAAATTGGGAATAATGAACGGTATTTTGAGCGTTGGACAAGGCTTTGGTGGAACTTATGCAATGGGAAATATAGGCGATTTTTTAGATATAACAAACGGTAGGGTAATTTCTAAAAAATATTTTATTAAACACTACTACATTAAAATAGATGATGAGTAAAGTTTATTGGTTTCACTTTTTTCGGAAACCAATAATAGGATATGAACATTTTTGTACAAATCTCTATAGGTTCACTCTAAACGCATAACAGCCAATTTTGCCGACGTTAGCAATAATGAACAAGTAAATATTTCTTACTAGTTGGATCTAATTCGGAAAATAAAATAAGCATATTTTCACGCGAAAAAAATGGCTTAATAAAGCTGTTTATCAGATATTTTCTATCAAATCACTCGTATTTTCTAGCGTAAATGGTTTAATTTGGAAAATAAAAAAAGCGCCCTAGTTTGAAATAGGACGCTCAGTGCAAAACTTTAGAAAAAGTTTATGTTTGGAATAAATAGATTATACAACATATTCTATAATTTGTACATTAAAAAGCCACTCCAAAGAGTAACTTTATACTTGAAAGTAATGACATCTCAAAATCATTATACTTTCATCTTACACTTTTTCGTATTCGGTTTCAAATTAAGAAATAGAGACATGGTTGTTACAAGTTTTATATGCAACTACCTGAGATCGCATTTTACGACTTTAGCCAATCGGTCGAAAATTCCGCCGATTAAATTGTTATGGGTTTGAGCCATAACAAAATGATAAAATCTAAGGTCGGTTTGACCGACTTTACTACAGACTATGGACTTACTCAAAAACGGGTGGCTCTGACCCACTTGTTTTTAATATCAATGGTTTCAGAGGACAGCGCACTTTTGCGCTCTCCTAAATCTGAGGAGTCCACACTTTTGTGTTCTCGACTTTCGGAAAAAAGAGAAAGTTCATATCTGTGAAAATGAAAGGTATGAATATATTTTTTAATTCATATCATCCGTGAAGGAGTATTTCAAACTCCCCAATATAATCAAAGTGGTTTATATCCACTATAAACTTAGAAAGAATTTACACCATGAAAAAAGATGACGTTATCAAACTATCAGACGGACAAATAGCCACAATTGTTACTGGCGACGAATCTACAACTTTGCAAAATTGTTATATTGTTCGGCTCGAAAATGAAGATATAAGAGTGGTTGATAGAAAAACTCTAACGCTTGCGGAATCATTGAAATAATAGTCGTTTATAACAAATTCCCCCTTTTTCCACCAATTCCATAAGTAAATTATTGAATCTTTTTTACTTAACCCCAATACGTGCAAACCTGAACCACGTTAAAAGCTGATAGGAGGTATTTATGGCAGACAATGATAAAACATCTCAAATAAAATTAGATTTTTTAAATACACTTTATAATCTTATCCTTAGTGAGGATATAAAAGAAGAAGAACGTAGAGTGCTGACTAAAGCAAAGAATCTAGTAGAAAAAGGAGAGTATATTCCCAATGTCATCAGACGTATGCAGACAAATTTTACGTTGGATGCCATAAATAGTAACTTATCTCCAAGTGTGAGTGAGTTTTATAGTACATTGCCTAAAATACTTGCAGAGATTCTACCAGCATTTCCAGGTACTGGCTCTAGTTTAGGGATTCCTCTCTAATTATCTTGTTACCCTTGATACCTTACTGTTACTCTTCTTTTAGAGAAAGGTAACAGTATAAACCCTTGATATAACTACCTTTATAATACTTTGTTACTCTTGTTACCGTAAATAATACTATATCAGTTGAGAATTTAATAACTCTATAAACTAATAAACCAGTTAACTAAATATCTCTAATAAAAATATTTCTCAATCCTCGTACATGCCTTGCCTGACATTAGTACAAAATGGAAAGGAAGAAATAATATGAATATTAAAGAATATACAAAAAAAGACGGTACAAAGGTGTACCGCGCTAATGTTTATCTGGGGGTTGATTCTCTAACTGGTAAGCAAGTGAGAAAAGTTATAACGGCTAAATCTGAAAAGATGTGTAATACAAAAATAAGTAGAGCTATTAATGAGTTTGAAAAGAACGGCCAAACAGTCAGAAAAGTAAGTGTAGATGATTTTAAAGATATTGCCATGCTGTGGTTTGATAGTTATAAGCTAGGGGTAAAACCTCGAACAGTTCAAATCATGCAGACACGCTTAAATAATTATGTTTTGCCAGCTCTTGGAGAGTATAGAATAGATAAAGTAAATTCTATTATTCTTCAGCAAATTGTTAATCAATGGATGATTAATGCTAGTCAACCATTAAATGGGGCTTACCACAGACCAAAAGGAAAAGGCAAAGACTTCAAAATATACTTTAATATCGTTGAGCGTATTTTTAAGCATGCCTTATCTCTTGGGCTAGTTAAAGATAACCCTTGTGTTAATGTTATTGTACCAAAAGTAAGACTTGAAAGCACCGAAAAGAAAGTAAAACATCTTACAGCGGAGCAACTGAAAATATTTTTTGAGTATATTGGAGCACTACCCAAAGAGAAATATACTAATGAGCTGATGACTGGACTTTGTCGTTTGCTTGTTGCCTCCGGTTTGCGTATTGGGGAAGCTGTGGCCTTGTCATGGTCTGATATTGACTTTAAGACAGGTTCTGTGTCTGTCAGTAAAACAACGCTTAGAGCGGTCATACAATCAACCCCAAAGACTGACAAAAGTAATAGGATTGTTTTAATAGACAGCAAAGCAGTAGAAGTTTTAAAGCATTGGGAACTATTTCAATCGAAATACTTCATGAGTATTGGAAAGGGAAAGCAAGAACTGGTATTTCCCAACCGAACAGGAGGGGTGTTGGACTATCAGACAATGAGGCCATTCTTAATAAAATGGTTGAGAGCCTGCCAGCTACCACAAGTTGGCTTTCATGGTTTTAGACATTCTCATGCTAGCCTTCTACTTAATGCTGATGTTCCCTATAAAGAGATACAAGAACGCTTAGGACACGCAAGCATAAAAATGACTATGGACACATACAGCCACCTTGAATCTGACAATAAAATAAAAGCAGTTGAACGCTTTGAATCAATTGCAAATTTCTAG